TTTTCTAATGCTTTAATCATCGACCTTACGCTATTAAACGCATCACCTTTTTCTTTTGGCGGTGGGTAAAATAGAATCTTAGCTGCTTGATCTCTAGTTCTTGCTACAATTTCGCCTGTTTCTCTATTAACTAATTTTGCTGCAAATGGATCAAACTTCAATCCCAGTGGTTTTGCTATGCTGCTGATTAATATAAAGATTTCATTACCTTTAAAATTATCATCATCATACATACCGCGCGGACCGTGTTGGTGCCAATGCGCAACTATCTTTACTTCTTCAATTACCATATAATCAACTTGTGCAACTTTAGAATGGTGCGTACTCTTTTGTAAGTAAGGAATGCCTGCATGTACATTTCTTCCTTTGACATTGGCATCTATTCCTTTAGCTTCAAGATATGTTTGCAATGCAACTTTTGCGGCTTTGATTGTTTCTTCGGGAGTATTTTTATGTGTTTTAAACAAAGTAACCAGATCCATTGCTTCGATCATCAAATCAATATCGCCAGCTGGTTTCTTTTTAAATCCTGCAGAACCTATATCTACTTGTAAATTCTTTAACAATTCTTTAGGCAATAGTCGTTTAGCTGTTTCAACTACATTAGGAACATCTTCGCGATTGACAGGTTCGGCTGCATCGATTGCATTACCGCCTTCGTTTATCATTTCTTCTTCTAATGCCTTGGGAGGCTGTGGACCTCTTGGTATTGAATTTGGTTTCATTAATTTTAAGCCGTTTATTTCAGGAACAGTAGTTGTACTATTTGCATCTGGTGGGAATGTCTGTGGTTCAAACCATCCTACATCTTGTGCCATCTTTGGTCCTTGTGTTTGCCCGCCGGGTTCCATTGTTGGTTCAATTCGAGTTGTTCCCCTGGGTTTTCCGTAATCTGGACTAGCAAGTTGCGCCAATTCGTCTGCTGACAATAAATGATCTATATTGGATTTGGCAGATGGTAGTCCGGCAACACCGGGTTGTTTTTCTGGTGCAGCACGAGCATTTACAGCCGCTGAGAATGCGTGGGCAGCAGCAGCCAAATCATCGGCTTTAGTTGTTGTCCCTGCTTGTTTTTCTGGTGCAGCACGAGCATTTACAGCCGCTGAGAATGCGTGGGCAGCAGCAGCCAAATCATCGGCTTTAGTTGTTGTCCCTGCTTGTTTTTCTAATGCTGCTTTTAACGCTGGATACCGAGGATCGGTAGGCATTACTTTACCAGCATCTTTTCCCTTTGCCCCGGCGACAGTAATTGATCCGTCTTTATTTACTACAGACGGAGCAGCCGGTGGTGACACAGGTGCCGGGGGTGGTGATGGCTGTACTAATAATTTTTCTAATGCAGATATTGCTTTTGGATCTGTTATTTTTAAAGTTTTTGTTTTTTCGTCGGTCCAGCCTTGTGGTCCTTTGACAAATTTTTGACTTGTAGGAGTTCCCACTGGTCTTGAATAATTATTTGTCGGCGGGCGTAGTTTACTATGAGCAGCAATTGCTAAATCTACCCCGTCGTCAACGGATACACCAGGTGGCAAGTTTGCTGTCATTGCTCGTACATCGGCCGCACCAAAAGACTTTCTTAATTCTGCCTTTATATCTGCAAGTATGCTTGGATCAATTTCGCCAGCTGCGGCCGCAGCAGGATCGACTGTGGTACTGGCAGTTTTTGCCATATTTTTTATTGGATCATTTGTTGCACTAGCGGCTGAGTTAGCTGCTGTACCTGCTCCTAAATTACCAACTGCTCCGGCCCACATGCCTGTAGTTTGTGCGTTTCCGGGAAATTGTGCATTTCTATAAAATTCTGCGGTTCTTTTTGCAATATAATCATACATTGACCGAGTATCTTCCGGTGACTTTATGATCGGAGGCGGAACTGTGGTTACATCACCATCAGCAAAAGCTTCTTTAAATTGTGCGTCCGACCATGCTTGTATTACTGAATTAATAGCATCAGCGTCTGCCTGCGGATTAACTACTAGCCATTTAGACCAATCTGCAAATGAGTCGTCTGTGCTCATTTTCAAACGTGCCTTCATTTCTTTTTGTGCTGCCGACATTTGTCCCGAACTTGGTGCTTGTTCCCAACTGTCTTTGCCACCTTGCATAGCACCTTTATATGCACCCTTTACAGCGCCTACTGCTGCACTTCCTGCGGCTTTGATACCATCCCACACCCCTTCGTCAACAATGATTTCATTAGTTTTCATTTTTAATCTTTCTTATTCCGCGAACAAACTTTGATGAATCGCCGCTTTTGATACTGTTAAACAAACGCTTTTCAAGTTCGGCGGCTGTTTCAACATCGTAGTTCTCTTTAATGAAGCTCATTAAATTTATTGCACTCTGAATTAGATTTGTGGCACGACTTTCTACAAAATGTTGTTTGTCTCTATTAGTAGGTATACTATCTAACTCGGCTAACAGACTTCTAGTACGTTTTTGCAAGGAATATCTCCGTAATATGATATATTTATACTTGAACTCGATTATTAAACTTCGCGATTGCTCTTTAGTCCTTTAAGCATATTCCTGAGATTTGCACTGTCCGATTGCACGTTTTTAACCACAACGGGCTCTTGTGTATGACCATGTTCTGCCGGCCCACGGGATTTAATTTGACTCATAACGTCATCTGCTTTGCTTTTGTAACTAGATTCTGTAGTTTCTGTTACACCAGAATCTGTAATTCTCATAGTGTCAATGTTGTAATCCAAAATAACTTTTTGTCCCACACCAGTACTACTACGGGATTTCATACATTGCAATTGGTATTTACCCTGTTCTTTCATTGATCTGCTGGTAAAGATACCAAACACATTATCTGCTGTATTAATTTTACTAATACCACCCGAGATATGACTATGATCGTATTCTACTTCTTCTACTGCACTACGATTCAATTGACTTGCAGTTACCATTAGTATCTTTAACTCTTTGGCTAAATTGCGCAATTCTTCACTGACGTACTTGTCTTTAACAAACAAGTCACTAGGACTAACTTTAGCACTAACTGGCATTAGCAAGTCCAAGTAGTCGATCATGATAAAATCAACTTGCCGACCTTTTTGTATTTGATACTCTTTCAAATAGGCACGTATGTCATTGATATTACTTTGTGCTGGTAAACTTTTTACCTGATAGCTACCTGTTTTCTTACCAAATATTTTAACTTTAAGTGCAGTCGAATCAACATCCTTACGTATGTCTTTAGTACCTGTGCTAGTGACCATTGCATCAGTTCTTAAACTAGTTAGTTCTTCACTCAACTCTAAAGAAATATACACACCATTTAGTCCTGCATCAAGCCAATTCAATGCCATGTTCATCATCACCAGCGATTTACCCGAACCCGATCCACCTGCAAAGATGTTTAGTTCACCGCGACTAAATCCACCATACAGTAGCCTATCCATTTGCGGCCAACCTGTACTAACTTGTCCGCCTGAATTAAAATACTTGTTGATACGTGCCACAGGATCTGCAAAATAGTCAGTACCCATATCTTTAGTAAGACTAATTTGTACTGCATCTTTAATTAATTTCTCTACTGGATCGTAGTCGCCTTTTTCTAATAAGTCTGCTGCCTTTAAGATTGCACGTTCTAGTTCTTGACGTCTAGTAAAACTTTCAAACTCATTCATAAACCACTCAAGCAATCCGTCATTGAGTTCTGGTACTGGTTTTAAGTCAACTTTAGTTACTGCACGTATTTGATCTAATCCCGGCAATGATATATACGTCTCAGAATAGCCGGCAATAAACTTAGCACACTCACGTAAACTACGATCAAAGTTTTCTGGATTAAAAATGTTTTGAACACGCACATAGCTATGCCCATCGGCTACCATTATTTCTAAAAATAACTTTTGTAAATCTGCTGAATATTCTTTGTTCATATGTTAGTTATATAGCTTACGTTTTCTAAGCTGAATTTTTAGCCTGCCTGTTTCACGGCCATCTAAGATAGATTTCAATGCAAACAATTTTCCATAGCGTACTACTGCTTCGTTGATGTCTTTACAAGTTTCTAACCAAACTGGGAAACTAACGGTCCATCCGTATTCGATAGCTTGGTCGATTAATTTTGCTCCTGCCGGATCACCATCTGGGACCACCACAACTTCTTTCCCTAAACTATCAATAATGTCTGCTTGTAATTCACTGCATTCATTTCCTAATACAGCAACACCATCAATACTCATTGCATCAAACGGACCTTCGCATACTACTACAAATCGACTACTAGGTCGTTGCCGGTCTACGTTAAACACATATCCGGGTTCATACTGTGAGTAATATTTTGGCTTAACTGCCGGATCCCACGTTCTTGACGTATAGCCAATTGTATTATTCTGCCAGGTGCATGGAATTATTAATCTTCTGTTTAAATTATGCGCCAATGTACTACTGGTATAAAAAGTATACTCTGCAGGGTCTATTTGACGTTCAAGTAAGTACTCCAAGGCAGCTAAATCCTGTGATTCTAATAGATTAACTGCATCTTCTGGCAGTAGTCTGGCTTTAAATGTTGGCTGTTCTTTTTCCGTTTCTTTTATAGTCTCTGGTGCTACCAGATCTTTTATACGTACAGCATCAATTACTAGTTTCCTGATGGTATTTTCATCTGCGCCCAACCATCCTAGTAATTTTCTAAACTTGTAAGTTAAATGTCGTCCGGGCTGATAGCCAGTTTTAAAATTACAATTGAAACAAGCATAGCTAACGTGGCCGTCGCCATTGCTAATAACTCCACCACGTCCTCTTGTATCTACACTCTCTCCGTTATGTGGGCAGCAGACCGCATTGCCCGAAACCCAACCCGATGCAGATGATCTAGTTTTTCTATTAGAAGTCCACAGGTTGTTAACTGTTTCTTGGATAGTGTTCAGCATATCTAGTAGTATACACTATCTAAGAAACTAAAACAAATGATATTAAACCAATTCTAATTGTTTGTTCAAACCATCTACATAAAATTGCAAGTTTGATAGTAATCGTGCATCTCCCGGATTTAATCGCAATGCTTCTTTGCCATGTTTAATAGCGTCAGTGAATAATCCCAAATGATATGCTGCTAATGCTGCATGATCGTGTGGTCTATGCCCCCAATTGCGTGCCTCGGTCCGATAACTGGTTGTTATGGTAGTAAGAGCCAATGCCTCGGTAGCCGCCCAATAATTAGTGCGCCAGTCAGATCCTGCATATGCTGCGTCGGCTAACTCCATCCAAGTTTCTCTACTGGCATCCCATTCTAATACGGCTTTTATTCCGTATTCTATACTTTTACTAGTGTTGCCCAAACTTCGATAACAACTTGAAATATATCTTAAACTTGCAGCACGTTCTTCATCCCACCATGCTTCGGGCATTTTTACGTGATGGTCTAATTCTTTGATTGCTTCTAACCAGCGACCTCTATACATTAATTCACGACCGTAGTAATGACGCATACGGTCACTGTGGGGATTTTCTTTAACCCCTAGCTCAAGTAATTGAAGATACGACCCTCTACTCTTATCGGGGTCCGACCTATGATGTAATTGTAGTTCAGGAATAGTAACAATAGGAAACTCTGGATCGCCGCTGGCGTTGTACAAAACTTCATGGCATGGGTATTGCCATTGAAAACCTTTTCTGCTGTGTATTTTACTAATATGAAATCTACCTTCGGGTGTCACACCGTCTGATTGCCAATTCCATATATAGTCGTACTTGATCCTAGAAATTTGACCACGATATTCTTGCCAATGTAATTCAATTAATTCACTCCACCCTGGTTGTAAGCATTCGTCTAAATCTACACTGATACATAAATCAATATCCAATGGTACAAGACTTAGTGCTATGTTTCTGGCTACATCAAATCGCCAGGGTGTTTGCATTATATTATATACAGTAGCACCCAATTCCCTAAGTCTTTCGGCTGTACCGTCGGTTGACCCAGTGTCGCACACTAGCACAAGATCGGCTCCTGCACAATGCGCCATAAACCTATCTACATGTTTTATTTCATTTAATGCAATTGCGTATATACAAGTTTTTGCTCTGGGTATTGGGGGATTTCGCTTTAACTCTTCATTTGCTAATATATCTCGGGTAGTCGACCAATGTTGAATTGCAAATACTGTATCTGTGCCATTGTACGGTGGTGCTCCGTAATGATTTGGTATAAAATAGTATGAAGGCCAGATTTTTAAACCAGTATAATTAAGTGAGTTGTATGCATTAGTCAGTCTGGTGGGTCCGGTTTTAATCCAAGGCGGGCCGTCTGTTATGTCAGGATCGTTATATATTTCGTCAACTATGCTTTTGAAGAACTCATTGCCAGGAATGGATGCCATATAACCAACCGCAATAAGACCCGGTCTTGCTTCTTCGTTTTCCCACCCTGCACATGCCTCTGCATCAAATAACCAATCTTCCAATTTAGTAACACATTCTGCATCCGCATCTACACAAAAGCCTCCATGGTTATATAATATTTCATAACGCATTATATCAGCAATGGCACTTTTACGACTTACTTCAAATTTATCATCGTCCCATAATGATTCCATTGCTTTTTTATTTTTCCAAGGATAATTATTGTAATCATGATTACCCCATATTCTTACTTCCCAGTCTGGGTTCAAATCAGACCAGGTTTGTATGTACGAGTTGGGTCGCTTGTCTTCGTCACCTACCCAAATTATATGTATAATTTTTGGTATTTTAGTCATATTTTTCTTTATTTCAAAATAGTTTATTATTGTTTCTCTATCCCACATCAGCATATATCTTTTAGGATCAGGAGAATTCCAATCTTGTATCGAATCAATCGGTTCCGGAAAATTGTAAGGAGCATGCAAAAAATTTATATATCTTGACTTTCCTTCTGTAATGTCATTTGTTGAATTTTTTTCATAATGGTTTGATACCAATATATATTTGCTACCGCTATCAATAAAGTTTTGTAATACACGATCAATATTTTTAAAACTTAAATGGAATAAGCAATCTCTGCAAAAAAACAAATCCACTGTTGGCATTTTATCTTCAGTTAAATCAAAATTGATAAAATTAACTAAAGGGTATTTTTCCTTATTATTGGTTATAAGAGAATCAACTATGTCGCCACCAATATAAGTAAAATCTTCAGCAAAGGGTATTGTGGACATCCAGGAAAAATCCCCACACGGAGCATCAAACATTGATTTGATGTTATGTTTTTCTATTAGAATTGGCAGTGCAGCTCTAATATGTGCAGTATACTCTAAAGTGGATCCTGGGCCGCATATGGTAGTTCCCCATCGAACATTTTCTACTATATCTGTAAAAATTGATTTCATAATTATTACTTATTAAGCAAT